ATCAACAACTAAACCGATAATGGACATTAGGTGGTCTTGTGTTTTGGCGGTATCTGTTTTTAAAATAGAAGTACCTGATACAGTTTCTTCAGGCTGTGGTAGGGCTATTAGTACGCGATAACCTACAGGTTTAGGTAGTTGTAGTTCTAGTTCAGCATCGCTGATGATTGTTTCAGTCATCGTCATCTTCCATGTAATTGCGCGAGAGGTCTTCTACGTATTGTTTGCCAGATTCAAGACCCCGAATTAATCCAACAACTTCTCGGTATTCCGCGTAATCCTTTGAGGAACCCGCGGTTAAGAAACTTTGTGCGGAGGATATGTCATCCTCGATTTTCTTTTTCAGCACGTCAAAGACGGTTTTTGCCATAAATTATTATTTTTCCTTTTTTGTGTTTACGTTAGATTGCCTTAACTTAGCTAACTCTAAGTCAACCTTGTTATCTTCTACACGCTTAGCAAATGTTTCTTTTACGCCTTGTCTTTTAGCATCTATTGCTAATTCGGCTTTGTCAATGTTGATTTGCTCAGAAGCCACCTTAGCATCAAGCGTAAGCTTCTGTTGTTTCATCTGAAGCTCAGCTTGGCGAACCTGTGAATCCATCTGATCTTTAGCGGCTTTGCGTTTTTCTTCTGCCTGCTTAATCTGAAGCTCGGCTTGCTTCATCTGGATAATTGGGTCTTGTTGTTTCTGTTGCGCCTGTTTTTCTGCCGCCTGCTTTTGGTGCATCTGCGTAAGTTGCTTTCCTGCATCTGCTACAAGTCTAGAAAGTTGAACTTCGACTTCTTCTGGAAGCTCCTCGTTAGGCGCGGGAAGCGTAACACCAAGACGTTCTTCTATCTGACCGCGGTACTGAAACCCTAGATGCTCCGCTATGTGCGCCTGCATAGACGCCATAATCTGCTTTGCCTGTGGGTTCTGCCCGATCATTTGTGCCACCATTGGGTCTTGTAAGAACGCTTGGTGAGTGGTGATATGGGCCTGTTGATCTTGATATATAAACGCCCTCATCGGTTTACCCATCAAAGAATCCATATTCTCACTTACGGGGTCCGTAGGCTTGGCGTCATCTTTAGTTGGTACGAGTTTATCCGCGTTCCTCACGCCCAACACTTCAATCATTTGTCTGTGTAGTTGTGGCAGATTGTATATCTGGGGGGCTTTTTCAGACATTTGTAGTACAGCTTGGTACTGCACTACTCTCTGAGCCATTGTAGAGCTGTTAGGGTCGCTTACAGGGATAACATCGACCATCATGTAGTCATCCCGCTTAGCGGTCACCTCGCCTCTCAGCGGGGCGTAGGCGTACTCCACAGGGGCGTACTCTGCCATGATAGCCTTGAGTAGCTTAAACTCCTGCTTCATAGTGTAGTGTACGCGCGCCTGTACCGCTGCCATAGGCTTTAGAGTACGCTCTAAGAGAGCCAATGTAGTCCCTACAGGGGCATTAGCCGACATATCCGAGATGTTCATATCACTGATAGCGCCTAACCTACGCCCTTCTTGCGTAATCTGACTAAGTAAAGCTAGGAGAGTTTGGCTTGGCTCCTTATATGGAAGCGGCATAATGTTATCACGTATGCTCCCAGACGGTACATCTACGTCTTTGAACTCTCCCGGTTCAATCGGGGTATCGTCTCCCTTGATACGAAGTCCACGTGATTTTAACCCTCCGGGGAGGTTCGATAGGGTTCCAGCGTCAACCAGTTGCCGTATCAAGGAAGTCCCTGCTTTTGCGTACCCACCGATGATATGAATCAATCCAAGGCCGTAGAAGCCAAATCCGGGCACATAAACATAGTGTACGAAGTGCTGCCGCTTCAAAGTGAGGGGGTCATCTTCGTTGTAATTCCTACGAACGGCTAATACCTCACTACTACCACGCTCAATAGTAACAACATAAGGCCTAGCAATATCATCTTCGTCATCTATACCCTCAATCAAAAGGTCAGCATGTACCTCATAAAGGGTATATCTATCGTCATTACTGAGGGAAAACCCGCCATCTTCGGCTTTTTTCTCCTCAATATCTGTATGAAAAGATTCCGGCTCGCCAAGATCAATGTCTCTATAAAACCCTGCGGCCTGTAACTTCTTTAGCTCGTTCTTTGTCTTACGCATAACGTGCGTAACACGCTCGGCTGACTCAATATTAGACGCGCCATAAGGGACAATTACATCTTCTGCTGATATATACAGAGCTACCTGCCGCCCAATATTCGGGTCATAGTAGACCTTTTTAAACGCTGACCCAGCTAGGCCAAGACTGTAGAGCATACGCTCGTGTTCAGGGCGGTACTCCACCATGTTCTCGGTAAGCTCATAGTTCATATCTGCCTGTACTCTGTCGGCAGCTTCTTGTTTTTCTTTAGTCTCTTCGCCTAATATCTTAGTTTTAACTGGTCCTGCGGGGGGAAACGTCTCAGACATGGTTTCTGCTTGGAAACGAATAACCGCTTCTGCCAACACTGTAGAGTTAACCCCACAAGCGCCTTCCCATGGCTCAGTACGTTCCTCGTACTTAAACCCTAATACATCTAAGCCTTTTACAAAAGTATCTGCCCAATCGGTGCGGCTATCTACATCAGATTGTACTTGCCCAATAAGATCATTTGACAGTAAATTTAGCTCTTTCTCTTCCATAGATTCAGCTAAATTAGAATCAAACGCACCCATATCCGCGTCCATACCCGGAATAAGTGTTATCTCCATACTACCATCAGATAGAGTAACAGCTTCTGGATCGACAATTTCAATCTCCATTTCTGGGATTTCCATTTCCTCAACGCCGTCTAAACCACTCATACCCAACGGGGAAGCATATAAACCTCTTTCAATAGCCACTACAAAATCTCCTAATAATATCCGCCGCGGCGTTGTTTAAAGTATACTTCGTCTTCGGGTTCATCTGAAGGCAACCGTATAAACCCGCCTTGCCTAAACCGCATTAACGCCATAACCGTTGAATCCACAAGGTCATCATTACTCATAAACGGGAACCCTGCTATCTCTTCTACAACTTCTTCCGCCCAACGTGTCTGAGGAATCCAACACAGCCCTGATCTTATTATGTCTGCTACAGCATTTAGACGGGCCAGTTTATCTCCTGATCCTCTATGTGGAGTATATTCAGACACAGGTAAACCCATACGCCGCATCTCCTGATACAGAGCTACACCTGAACTTTTCTTCTCTACAATAAACGAATCTGGTTCCCATTCGTTGTATTCTTCCATGGCAAGCGTTTTAAGTTCTGGGAACTCCATACGCTGTTTTATGCTATTTAACAATATAAGATTATATGTGGAGTCTTCTTCATTTAAAAACACCCCCCACGTAGTAAGGGCTGTATAGTCTGCACGGTTATGTTTCTCGGCAGCGGCATCAAGCGACATTATGATGTACTCACAAGAAGGAGGACGTTCCTCGGTCCACTCCCTCCACCACTCTCGTTTAACAAGTGCGGCTTCTTCAGCGGTAGGTTGCTGTTGATACTGCGCGTTCCACTGAAACACAGGCATAGAGGCCTTAGTGCGCAGTAACGCCTCCATATCAAAGAACTCAGGCCACAGGGGTTTTTTAACTTGTTTACCTGTTTTTTTATTTTTTATGTCTAATATTGCTGGGAATTCAACAACTTCATACTGATCAGACCGTTCATTATTAGACATATCTTTGACAACACGCCCCGTAAGATCGTCCATATGCCAACGGGTTTGAATTATAGCTACCCTTCCTCCCGGCATGAGTCGGGTACGCGCTCCGAAAGTGAACCACTCGTAGGCCTTTTCAAAGACAGAGAAGTTACCGTTAATAACATCCTGCTCAGAATGAGGATCATCAACAAGCAAAAGATCAGCACCGCGACCAGCGAGAGCAGAACCGATACCGCAAGCATAGTATTCACCGCCGACATTTGTATTCCACCTACCTGCAGATTTGCTGTCTTGCGCGAGCCTCACAGTAGGAAATATCGAACTATACTCGCTTGTGGCGATCAAATTACGCACTTTACGCCCAAAATCTACTGCCAAATCAGTCGTGTGAGACACCATCATAACCTTCTTATTAGGGTTTCTACCGAGAAACCAAGCAGGATACATGATGGAAACTAGCTGTGATTTACCATGTCTGGGGGGTATATTGACGCAAATACGGTCTTTATTCCCTGCTTCAATAGCCATAAGCATGTTTGCAAGTATTCGGTGGTGTTTACCTACTATATAATCAGGCATCATAGCCTTGCAGAAGGCTATTAAATCGTTATGTGCGTGCCTGTTACGGGTTCTGGCGGACAATTCCTCCACCATACGATCAATCTCTACCACTTCTTCAGGAGAATACACGTCTAGATTGTCTAACATAGTCTGAATTTCGGATTCGGTGAAGTCTAAACCTTCAGTCATCGTCATCAAACCCAAATTCTTCGTCTATATCTACTGCTTTGCCTTCCAACAGCACTGCATCCTCGACTTCTGGCTCTGGATTTACCAATTTAGCGAGCTTTACGCGTAATTTTTCTTTAATATCGTCCGTTGTCTGGTGTGTAATAGTTACTTCAGACTTCTCAGCGAACAAACCTACGTCCGATATCTTACCTAGTAGCTCTAATGCACGCATACGGACTTTTGCATCGGGGTTATCGGTCTCAAGTATTAGTTTGTTCGTGACTAAGTTGCGTAATTGCCTAGAAGATTCAACCACAGAGTGATTAAACTCTGTTATTATGCTTTTTGTTAGCCGTATACTTGCAGGGGTCAACGTAGCCGCGCGAGCGTGTGTAACTTTATTAGCGGTAAGGTCGGGGTCTTGTGCATATGAGGTGGCTAGAGTGGCGGCAACCTCTTTATCCTGTTCCTCGTAGTCAATTGTGAGCCCATGTACCTCTAATTCTGATACTGTGTTGTCCATTGCCTCAACCCGATCTGGCAAAGACATGTGTTTTGGCTCGTCATCTAAGGGTACACCCACTTCTGGGGTAAGATTCATTGTCATATTACATCGCAGGTTGTTAACCGATACTGAATAGTAGGGTACAAAAAATTTTTTGACAAGGGTTTTAAAAACAGGGTGGGGGGTTTTGAGAATTTTGTAATCGTTTGAGTGTATTAGTATTACAAAGCGTATACGGAGTCCCATTGTCACAGCGCGGGGGTGGGGCGGGGGTGCCTCCCCGATACCAGCGATTTAGGGAATTCCCTAAATGGATTGAGTTGGTTCGGTTTGGTTTGGGTTGAGTTGGTTTGGATGTATCGCGGGTCAATACTTAGGCTATAGTCTATTACAGTGGGGTATGATGCGGTTACATCTATATACATGGTAAGGAATATCAGGCATTAATTAGTTATAGGAACGACCAATCATGGTAACGTCTATAAGTTTCTTGAAAGGAAACAATATGTCAAACGTACTTATCCAGCCCGCAATTATCGCTTCAATCAAATCCGCATACACTGCCCGCTATGATAGCGAAAACAATACCGGCAAGGTATTCGGGGAAGCGATGGACACACTCAAGAAAGACGTGTCGTGGCGGGAACTTGTATCTCCTACCCCAGACAATGTGGCAAAGAACCTAAGCATTGCCAGCAAGGAAAGCTGGAAACAAATCAGAGAATTGTTTGAAGGCATCTTGAAAAGCAAAGGCCGCGCCCACGCTTCAACCGATATCGGTGGCGCGATCACTGATTTTAAATGCCAGATGATGAAGCGGCAAGATGCGGCCTTGTTTGAAGCAACATCGGGGCGTACTACCGATATCGAAAAAGTGGATGATAAAGGAAAGGCAAAGATCAAGGCAAAGGCCAAAACATCGACGGCCAAAAAATACAATAACATGCTGAATTCGGCCATGTCTTTCCTTGAAAAGGCCGAAAACAAGAAAGCCTTGAGCCGCAAGCGTAAAGGCACAGCCGAAACTGATTACAAGGTTTACAAGAAAGCCTTGCAGGAAGCCATGAAAACTTCAGGCTTCACGGTATAATCTTAACAGGGGGCTGGCAATGCTAGCCCCCATAACTTTTGAAAGGAACAAACAATGCCAAACTTTATAGATGACCGACACATGGGATTACTTGCATATATTGGGAACAAGGCAAGGCAAGGCAAATTAAAAGATGGTAATATCACAGTTAACGATGTTGATATAATTATCGCGGCGATACAAGATCGTGATAGAGTGATTAAAGAATTACAGGATAAGAACAAGGCTCAAGGCAAACTTTTAAATTTTGTAACGTCAATAGCAGAACAAAAACTATCTTAATAATCTGGTCATCCCTTAATTGGGGTGGCCGTTTTTTTGTGCCTTTTTTCTGGCGCTGTTAGTATGATACCAGTTACCCAGTAGCGTAACGCCCCTCCCAAGTGCAACCGAAGATGTGCCATACCCCACGTTTAGGGAATTCCCTAAATGAATTACCCCCTCTAGATACCAGTTACCTCGTAGCGTAACGCCCTAATCAAATACTGTAATGTACCGTTGAAGTAGCGCAACGTACCCCACGTTTAGGGACTTCCCTAAATCACCTGCTACTGCAAGGATACCAGTTAGTGTATAGCGTATCGGGCTAAGTCATTGAAATTGCAGTAATGTTCCAATTGTTCCAGAAGAAACGCCTAATGTTCCACTGTTTTTCGCTGTAAGTCGTTGAAATTGCAGTAATGTTCCAATTGTTCCATAAATATATATATATACATACCTTCTGGGAAAACTGAGAACGAGGGGGAAGCCTCGC